CCGAGGTCCAAGACTTTTCTAAACAGGGAAGAAGGCGTTATGTTTTCGATGGACCAGGCTCGTTCTGAACTTGGTCTATGTGCTATGGAAGGGCGATGGCACGAAGTACTTGGGAAAATTGATAAGGACACCAAGTACTATATCCTCAACGCTTTGAAACGTGGTGATAACGTAAAGAAGCCGCGCATAAAAGTGAGTACCATCCATAGCATGAAAGGTGGGGAATGCGACAACATCATAGTGATCCCGGATTTATCGCCTGCAGCGTATCGGGAATATCGGAAGACCCCAGAGACGGAGCATCGAGTGTTTTACGTGGCAGTAACAAGGACCAAGAAAGCTCTCCATTTGTTAATGCCGATGGACGACAAAGGGAGATCCTACGAGATATGACACCAGACGCCATTCTTACCAGAGCCGCATCCTTGGTCAGTGGAGCACGAGCCAGTCAGCACGGGGATTACACACAACTCCAATCACGCATCGCAGATCTCTGGTCTGCTTATCTCAAGGTTCCTGTTTCTGCTCCTCAAGTTGCCTTCTGCATGGCGTTGCTCAAGGTGGCCAGGGACGAGGTCGGGGAGTTTAACCAGGATGACGGCGAAGATGCTACAGCCTACACGGCGCTATGGGCCGCGCTATCCCATACCAAAGAGAAGAATTAGTGCGCGACGATCTCTTTGAAGAGTCCATCTGGACCCCTACGGAAACGCTTCCTGATTTATCTTCCGAGAAGGTCATAGCCATAGATGTGGAAACACGGGATCCAAACCTAAAGACCTTGGGTCCGGGCTGGCCGCGTAAAGACGGCAGACTTATCGGGATCGCCGTGGCGACAGATGATTGGAACGCTTATCTTCCTATCGCCCACTGGGGTCCGGGCAACATGTCCAAGAAGCTGGTTCTGCGTTGGTTGCAGGATCAACTGAACCACGGTATGCCTGTAGTATTCCACAACGCCCAGTACGATCTCGGATGGCTTGGGACCGAAGGGATTGAGGTCAAGGGCCAGATCCTGGACACCATGGTCGCGGCCCCGTTGCTCGATGAGAACCGTTTTAGTTACGCCTTGAACGCTTTGGGTGCCACGTATCTCGGGGAACGGAAAGCAGAGGATGACCTCAGACGTGCGGCAGCGCAGCATGGAGTAGATGCCAAGTCGGAGATGTGGAAGTTACCACCGGCCAGGGTTGCCCTGTATGCGGAGACAGATGCCCGGTTGACCTTGCAGTTATGGCATGTACTACGCAGAGAACTGGAAAAGGAAAACTGCCTCCCTATTCTGGATCTGGAACTATCACTACTGCCGTTAGTGTTTGAGATGCGCCGACGTGGTGTACGTGTCGATCTCGAGAAAGCTGCCCAGACCAAAAAGCTCCTTGAGAGCAAAGAAAAGAAACTGTTAAAGGAAGTGAAGGATGAGACCGGCGTGGACCTTGAACCGTGGAACGCGATTAGTCTTTCCTCTGTATTTAAAAAGCTCGGCTTGTCCTGGGAGAAAACAGAAGTCTCAAAAGCTCCCAAGTTCACCAAAGAGTTCCTGCGTTCCCATAAACACCCAATCGCACAAAAGGTACTGGAAATTCGGGAATATAATAAGGCGAATACGACGTTCGTGGATACAATTCTGCATCATCAGCACAATGGCCGTATCCACTGTGAGTTTAACCAGTTGCGCTCGGATGACGGTGGAACTGTGTCTGGACGATTTTCCTCTAGTCATCCTAATCTGCAGCAAGTACCCGCTCGACATCCTGAAATTAAACAACTCATCCGGGGACTCTTCCTACCAGAAGAAGGATGTAGATGGGGCAGCTTCGATTACAGTGCCCAGGAACCACGGTGGCTGATGCATTATGCATCTCTCACCCCTGCTACAAAAGATAATGAAAAAGTTATAGAGATTGTGGATCTGTACCAAAAGGACGATCTCGACTTCCACCAAATGGTTGCGGACCTGGCGGGGTTAGAGAGGTTCCGGGCGAAGACAATCAACCTTGGAATTATGTATGGAATGGGGTTGGAGAAGTTGGCCGACATGCTTGGGAAAATCAGCATCGAAGAAGCCAGAGAGATCAGGGATGAGTACGACGAGAAGGTTCCTTTCATACGAACCTTGGCGTCTGCGGTCATGCACCGCGCCTCTACCCGTAAGGAGCTCCGTACTCTAATGGGGCGTAAGTGCCGGTTTCCTATGAGGGACAAAGGGTTCCGTGCCAAGATATCTCCTATTCACGTAGATAAGCTTGAGGAGAACTGGCGCGGTATAATGGCAACCCCGGAAGAGGAACGGGAAAAGAACTGGAGGGACAATGATCCTCGTAGATTTCAGGTTGCGTTCACCTTTAAGGCACTTAACCGATTAATCCAAGCCTCGAGTGCGGACCAGACGAAGCAGGCGATGCAGGATTGTATTGCCAATGGCCATTGGCCAATGCTCACGGTCCATGACGAGCTATGCTTCTCTATCGAGGACGACGCTCAGATCGAAAAGATCAAATCGTTAATGGAGAACTGTGTGCCGGACATGAAGATACCGTCACGGGTCGATGTCGGCATAGGAGAGACTTGGGGCGATGCGAAGTAGCTTAATTAAAATCTAATCTTGCCCTTAAGTTTTCTAATTCTCTCCTAAAATCTTCTCCTTGGTACCCAGGACGATCTCGTTCCCACTTTTGGCCTGGCTGAGTGATACTAGGAAAATCTTCATCGCCAGACACTAAATATCCTCCAATAATCTGATCGAAGCGGGACTGTCTGTGCCAATCATCAATAGGTCTTTGTTCTATTTCACGGGTTAAACCGGGCCACCGTAACGTCGCGTCCGTGACAGTCCTATATGAATCTTCCACCCATTCTCTATAGGCTTTATTGCTTAAAGCAGATTCCATTAGTCTTTCATAGGTTTCTGGCTCTACGTCCTTCAGGTTGTGCAATGTTTCCCCCAGGAAATACTTCTCAACTTGTTCGGACGTTAGTTTCCCATCTTTCAATCTCTCCTTGGGTAACGCTTTCTCAAACTTATCGTAATTTATATATACGACAGGTTTATCTTCAGGGCTTTTGAACCCCCTATCTTCCGTTTGATCGACAACTTGTATTGTTTCCCCCCACCTTTCGTCCTCTGCGCCTTCTGTGAAATAGTTGCGGGATTCTTGTTCCCCAGCCCGACGCGCACTGTTCCTCAATTTATCTTTCAAAGATATAGAATTTACTCCTCCTTCAGCAAAAGTAGGACGGATTCCTCCAATTCCAACGGGCTGAAGATTGGACAGAAACCGTTGCGAAGGAACACCGCTCCTGTGAGCTAAAAGAGAAAGCGCATTTGCTATAGGGATGCCTGGCATTAGTTTAAAATCTCCCCAGCTTTGTGCTGCATCCAGTGGTCTCCATTTCCCACAGCACAGGACATGGAGTGGACATCAGTCATTAAAATGGTCCATGATCCATGGTCCGATAAAAACAATTCAAAAAGGAATTTGTTATTTGGCGCTGCCACCAGCCCCTGCCACGTTAGATATTCTTCTGATTCGGTAGCTAGTTTAGAAGCAACAAAGTCACGCGGCATGGGAGGGTTCTTCAAGCACGGCGTAATGGCCAGAGCAGCGGACGGGAACATTGCCAGTAGGAAAACCAGCCATTTCACTGACCTATCTCCTCATAAGTCTTCCCCATTAGTTCCTGGAAAGACTCAGGTAGAAAGATCATCCCCGGAGCACGGTTCATGGTCAGTATGCAGTCCAAGCTCACCAGCGGCTCACCGTCCAAGGTACTCTCGAAAAGGAAATATGCCACAACGGCGTAGTCCTTGTGCTGATCGGATCGGAATACCCGTACCCCAGTTACATCGGATCTCCCTATCTTCTTTTTCTCGAGAAAATGATCTATTTCCGCAGAGGTGAAGTCCTTGTACTCAGCCGCCCACGCTCTCCCCCAATACTCCGTGAGAGAGTCCAGTTCGAGAAGTGTAGCACCACAAGGATTTGCTTCCCGGAGGCCACTGCCGACTTGCTGGTGGGTAGCCCCTTGAAGAGGGGTCGCAAGGAATAACAACAAAAAGGCGAGAAGATATTTCATTAGGCCCCTTCCCCCTGGCAGCAGTCTCCATCCGCTATGCACTTGCAATCAGCGCATTGGTAATGGCCGTGGACAAAGGTTTTTGGTTTATCGCAGCCGCACTTAGGACAGACTGGACCATGTCCTTCCGTCGTAGCGTCGAGCTTTGTTTCGGTTTTTGGTTCCAACATAACTGCAATGTATCCACCCTGAGTGAGGGTCGTGCTCCTTATAAAATTCCAGTATCAACTGATCGTAAGCAAGCTCATTAATTATCCATCTGGCCACGTCCATATTCGGTATCCCCGGAACCTCGAAATCCACGGCCTGCCCGGTGATATGCTGCGATCTGTCCGAGGACCCCAGTAGCCGGTTGAGGCTCAGACACCTGTAACCACTCGAGGGAGTAAAGGGGCGACCATAGTGCGTCCTCACCGG